CCTCGGCCTGCAGCACCTCGATGCCCTTGGCCCCTTGGGCGAACATCGGCAGCAGGTTCGTGCCGGTTCGACCGAACAGGCTCATGGCGATGGCGGCCTTGCGGGTGGGGTCCTCGACCTGGCTGATGCGGTCGGCGAGCAGCTTGAACTGCTGTTCGGGGCTCAGGCCGTCGAGGTCCTTGAACGTCAGGCCGAGGTCGGCCAGCGCGTCGGTCTGCGTGGAAAGCCCGCGCCCGGCGTCGTAGATGCTCCGCTGCATTTTGCGGAAGGCGTTTTCCAGCGTGGCGAATTCCGTGCCGGTCTGCGACGCGACGAACCGCAGTTCGCTGAGCGTCTCGACTGACAGGCCGGTGCGCTTCGCCATCTTCGCGACCTGGTCGCCGTAGCTGCTGAAGTACTTCGACGCAGCCGCCAGCGGCGCGAGCATGGCCGAACCGAGGGCGGCCATCTTCAGACCCAGGTTGCGGATGCGGTCGCCAAAGGCCTTGAGCTTCCGCTCCGCCCGACGTAAACTGCGCACGAGCTTGCTGTCGTCGGCGAACAACTCGACGAATGCGCGACCGGCTCGGATGCCTTTGGTGCTTGCCATCTTCAATCCCTCCGATTCTGATTGTCAGAGGTGTCGGAAATAGGTAATCTCAAATAGATGTTCTTAAAGCTCGGGGACCTAGAACTATGGAAGAAGGACGGATAACTTGGCTACGAATCCATCGCCGCCTCGCATTAATTGCTTGTGCAGTGCTCGCAGGAGCTGCTGTAGTTGTCATTTTTGCGCCTGGTCTCATCGCCCCATGGTCCCGCTTGAACAACGAAGAGCAGGAACTTGATCTCCTGTCTGGCCGAGCTCGATTTACGCGATACTTCTTCTACTGCCAGATCAGCCAGGAAGTCCGCGAAACCCCACTGTCCGAGGCACTTGATTCGAGCGACAAGAACGACGGCAAGGAACAATGGGTGAAGGTTAATGTGTTCCAGCCCGGTGTATCCAATTCGCCCCATTTCATCTATCACGGTGCGTTCGTCCAGACTGGCCAGCTTGCGAAGTACTGGGAGACTGGCAATTTCACACCAAGTGCTCGTGCAAAATCTGCCCGCCAATTGCTGAAAGTCTGGCGCGATGGTGGCTCCTACCACGCCGCGAATCCATACTTCGAGAATCTTGTGGAGCTGATTGTTGAACGGAACTCTGATGAGCCAATCACCGTCGATGAGATTCCCGATGATCTTGGCGGAAGAAGCTTGTCTGCGACCAATCCACCGAGTCCATTCTCCGATGACACAAAGGCCCTTGCTGATGCAGTGAACAACAATCGGCCGAAAGACATAAGGAAGTTGATCGCTGGTGGGCTGAATCCCAACACTGTCATGCTGGACGGAACCACCATCCTCCATGCCGCCTGTGGCATGGGAAAGGTTGAGTGCGTCAGGACGTTGTTGGACGGTGGCGCTGATGTTCATATTGTGGATGCCAAGGGTAGAACTCCGCTGCACTGGGTCGCCGAGTTTGGCATGAGAGCAGATGCCCAAAGGGACATCGCAATTCTTCTCTTGCAGGCGGGGGCCGACCTGAACGCCAAGGACGCTGCAGGCAATACACCGCTGGCTGTCGCTACCCACAGTGGCAACTCTGCCTGCGCACAGGTCCTTCAGAATCAGTTGTCGCCAGCGTCCGCACCTCACGAGTGATCACTCCTCCTCGTCCAGCGGCAGTGCGTACCAGCCCTCGTAAATGTCCATGCGGCCCGCGACGGGCTGGCCGTCGGCATCTTTCACCCAGACCTTCACGTCCTCGACGGTTTCACGCAGGCGCACGGGCGTGCCGTGCGGGACGTAGATCGTCCGCGTGAACGGCGAACCGCCGCTGCATCCGGCCAGCAGCACGACAGGCAACACGACCGCCGCGACCATCCAATGCTTACGGACCTGCCGGCGCAGTCGGTCGCGGGTGCCACGGTCGGCGTCGGCATCCTCGGCTGTGGGCTGCGAGCGCTTCGCAACCCACGGCAGGAGTGCCCGGAAGAAGGCCGTCAGAATCGTCAGCAGCCATTTCACGCGGCCACCTCCTTCGGCTTACTCAGCCCGCCGAAGCGGTCGAGGTCGGCGTGCTTGATCTGGATGCCCTGACGAATCTGCTCGACCAGCCTGGCCGACGGCTGCTTGCCGCTGTTGGCCTCGGCATAGGCCTTCAGCACGAATCGCATCGCCGCGTCGAGCTTGGCCAGCCCGGCGTTGGGCGTGTCGTCGGGAATCTGCTTCTCGGCGAGTTTGATGCCCGTGATGATGCTGCCCTCGTACTTCTTCCACGCCTCCTGGAAGGGGTTCAGCCTGCTGGCCAGGAAGATGAAGAACCCCACCATCGCGGCCCAGATCACCGCGAAACCCAGCGGGCTGTTGATGAATGCCCAGACTCCGTTCAAGATCGTGTTGCCGTCCATTGCCATTGGCATTGTCAAAAACCTTTCCGGGCCTCGAGGGCCTCTCTGAGTAGTTGCAGGTCCTGCCGGTCGGCCACCTTGGGCGACGACCGTTTGTCTTTCCTTGCGTACGGGTCGAAGTCGCTCGGCCGAAAGGCGCGATGCTTCTTCGGGTCGCGGTTGGCGTTGGCGATCAGCGAACAGAGCATCGACGTGTGCGCCCACCGCTCGCGGCCCAGGCCCTCGGCCATCCACAGCAGTTGGCGCAGCGTCAGCGGCCGGGGGTCTACGCCAAGGCTTCCGGCAATTCGCCAGACATCGCACCATCCGTCTTCGCCAAGGCTTCGGCGGACAGGCGGCTCTGCGGTTCGCTCATCGCCTGGCTGACCACCGTCTCCACGTCCAGACCGTCGATCCGCGTCTCGATGGCCGTCACCGCCGCGTCGATCATGGCCATCTGCTTGGCGACCGCCTTGGCCCGGTCGTTGCGGCCGCGACTGCGGAAAAAATCGATCAGCTCCTCGTAGAACGCCTTCTGGGCCGCCAGCAGCGTCTGGCCGTCGAAGCCGGCCCGCACGTCGTCCTCGGTCACCTTGTGTGTGATGAACTGGCCCTCGAGCATCGCGCAGAGCACCTCGCCCAGGAGCATCTCCTCCGTGCCCAGTCGTGTCAGCAACGGCGGGTCGCCCGCTTCGGGCTGAAGCAGGTCCACGCCCAGCTTGCCCTTGACGACCATCGCCGTACCAAGGTTCAGCGTCAGCGTCCAGGTCCGACCGGCTGCGTCAGTAAAGGTCTTCATTTCCAACGTCTCCCAAGGTAGAATTCGTCAACATGTCCGATACGCAAGACAACGCGGCTGCAGGCGAACAACACATCTGCCCAATGTGTGGTGGCAACATCGATTCTGACTCGCCAGTGGTTCGAGCCACCCGCAAGCGCATCCGCTGGGTCGCCGCCATGATTCCCGTTGGCGTTATCTTGGCCGTTGGAGGCAAGTTGCTCGCGGCATTCACGACGATGGATGCATGGGGGCATGGCTTCATGGGCTTTGGCATTGCTGTTGCTTTGTTGTCTGCTGTCTACGTCAAGTCACTGGACTAATTAGGCCACCTCCACCCATTCCTCGAACTTCGCGAGCTTGGCCGTCACGCTGACGGTTACGCCTTCTTCGAGCGGTTCGCTGCGGCTGAAGTTGGTGATGCTGAAGTCGCCTCGTGGTCCCTCGGTGCCCGATCCGGCTTTGTCGCCGGTCAGCACGGCCAGGGCGACGGTGGCCGAGGTCAGGAACGCGGTCTTGATCGCGTCGAATCCGGCGTCGCCGGGCTTCCAGAGCATCTCGAACTCGGCGGTGCATTCGCGCAGCGTCGGCGCGGTCGCCCGCCAGCCCTGGTTCGCGCGGGTGGTGACGTCGGCTTCGCCCGCTTCGAGGTTGAGCGTGACGTCCTTGACGTTGCTCATCTCGGTCAGGCTGGCCAGGTCCGTGCCGGTCGGCCCCTGGTAGATTTTGGCGTTCATGCCAAGGATGAATTCGTCAGCCATCGGATCGATCTCCTTATCGAACGCTGTCTCGCCACATGGCGGGCAGCTTGGGTTCTTCCTTGTCCATCGCTGGTCCCATAAACGGCCGGGGCCGGACCTTGGCCCGCTTGCGTATGCCTCGACGCTCGATCTTCATCGCGCCGCCGTACTCCAGCAGACTGGGCGCTTCGCCGCGTCCGTTCTGACTCAACCGCACCGGGCCGATCACCACGGACTTCCTGGCTGGCTCGTAGCCGAA